GTCTGTGCTGTGAGCTCCTGTGCCTGTTTTCTTCCCCGTTGGGGTCAGATTTAAATAGTCAAATAGTAACTCTCTAAGCTGTAATGTAGAGTTAGGATTGAAGTCTGAGCCTTTAGCTTTCTCGTAAGCTTTTATTTCTGGAAACTTGTATAGTTCTGCAACTGCCTTCTCGATATCTTCATTCATTCTCTTTTGTCCAAACTCTAGTCTAGTTCTATCGAAAGGTACACCGTTAGACTCTGCATCTTTAAGGAACCTTACTCCTTCGATGAGTAGATTCTTATACACCCAATACAGTTTGTCATTACTTCTAAGAGGAGCTTCAAACTTCTCAAACAATAATAAAGTAACTACTGCATCCATCGCTGCGTATATTTTCATTACTTCAAATGGTATCAAGTCATAACTGAAATCTCCTTTGAGTATTCCATGAGTCTTACAATAACTTTCTCTCCACTGGTCTAACTCTTGTTCGTAATCTCCATATGGTGTGTGTTTGATTGCTAACTGTTTAAGTCCATGCTTTCCTGGTTGTTCGTCAAACATATAGTGCATTAACATTGTGTCTTCAAATTTTGGAAACTTAAAGTTGAAATGATACTCAAACCATTGTAAATCGAACTTACTATTATGAAATACTATTCTTTTAGTATCAAATATCTTTTGCATAAGAGCTTCAGCTTCTTCGTCAATCGCCTCGCAGTCAACATAAACTCCATGGTCAGCTTCATAAGACATAGAGAATCCTAGCATATAGCCATCTCTACAATATAAAGCAGAAGTCTCACTATCTAGTGCGACATAATCTTTCTTATCTGCTAGTGCTTTATTAAGATAAACTATTAGGTCACTTGTTTCTGTGATTCCATAACACTTATCTTCACCGAGTCTCTCTTGTTTAAGTTCTCCGCTTACGTATTTCGATATACTATCGACTGCACGCTCGAATTCTGTCTTTGCTTCTGGTTTGAACTTAATCATTGCGGGATTAATTAAACCTAAAAACTTAGAATCGCAAACTTTTCCATTGAACTCTGTTACCGATGTCTTTTTTGTATACATTTTGAAGGCTTCTGAACCTACAAGAATGAGCCAATCATACGCATCGATATCTATTTCTATATCTACATCTTTTTTCAAGACTTTTTTGACACTAGAATTTGAGCATAGAGCATATCGGTCTACCTCAAAATCAAAGTATCTATCCCAGTTGGTAGAAGACATCTTTGTTTCTATTATTGCTATTGCCATTGTTTTAATTCCTCTAAAATTGATTGTTTTGCATCAGTAGTGAAACACTCTGTTGAGCCATTGCCTACTAGTAATTCAGGTTCTGTTGCAAACTCTTTGTTGTTTTTAATAATTTGTTGTTCTATATAGTGGGCGTGTCCCCAACTTATATTATTCATTGTTTGTATTGTCTCGAAAGGTATGCCTTGAAATCTTTTCTCAGGGGTCTTAACTGTTATTCCTATCTTTACAAATTCGCCAAAATCTAGAAAGTACAATGTTGTATTCTCCTTTCTTGCACAGGCTGGACAGCCTATGTCTTTGTCTGCCCACGCATAAAAATGATGTGTGAACTTATGACCTACAGGACACTCTACTTCTATAGTGTCTTTGGCATCTGTAGGTTCTTTTGTTACTATCCAATCTATATGAATAGTAGCTCTCTCATAGTCAGTCTGACGATGGTTAACCATTCGTTTAGCTTCAGTCTGCATATCGCATTGCTTATAGTTTCTGTAGAAACCTTCTACTTCTTCTAATCTTTTTTGTATCTCGAACCATTCATCTTGTAGTATAGGAGTTTTATCTTCTATATGTTTTCTCTTATACTCAAATAATATTTCTTTAGCTAAAGGATGCCATCTCTTACCACCTTTCTCCCATAGGGAAGGTTTATGGAAAGTTAGGTTATACTTCTGTTTAGCCTTTCTAATTGATACTGGCGTTCTTCCTAATGTATCTGAGCAGAACTCTATATCCCACTCTTGTTCTTCACAAAAAGTATAGTCATACTCAGTCCACAAGTCATTTGTGGAGCGGTTAGTAGCACAATTTTTGTAGTTATTCGCCATACAATTTCTTTTTAAGTCTTTCTATCTGGTCACGATTTAAGTTACCAGGATCTGTGTTAGGTGGTAAAGTTACTATCCTTGCTGACATATCAAGTTTCTCAGCTAGACCTTTGGCTGCTTCTGCAGCTCTGCTACCTGCTTCGTCTCCATCAAACATGATGTCTACTCCTTGTACGCCTTGCATTTTTAGTAAGGATAGTTTTACCCAATTTATTTGTTGCGTACCAAAACAACAGACAGTATTCTTAAGACCTTTGTCCCATAAGTTAAGGGCATCAAATATGCCTTCAACTAGAATTACTCTGTTTTGTATTGGTTTTACCTTAGCAGGGCAAAAGGGCATTTCCGCCCCGCCAGGATAGATATAGTACTTCGATTGTCCCATACCTGCTTCACTGATTAATCTTCCGATTAAGGCAACAGTTTTTCCTGTGATGTTTCTGATTGGAAAGACAATTCTGCCTTCAAACTTAGGAGTGTTCCAAGTAAACGCATCCCATATCTTTAGAGTATCCTCTGAGATATTTCTGAGCGGTCCACCTGACCATCTTATTCTCTCCTTAGGTAATTGAATACCTACTGTTTGAGACTTAACTTTCGTTATTGCTTCACGAATACGATGGAGCCTAACTTCTAAAGGGCTAGAAGGTGCTCCAAAGTACGTAAACAAATTACCTTTAAAACCACAGGAAAAACAGTTGAAGACTCCAGTAATTCTATCAATTCTCATTGATGGATTCGTGTCATCATGTTCTGGGTTTAGACAGCATACTTTAGCGTCTTTACCGCTAAGCTGATACGCAATTCCTTTCTCTTGTAATAGTTCTTCTGCTGTCATAATTATATATATTATACCAATTTTTTAACCCCGTGTCAAGAATTATTTTTGGTATGTGACTTGTTATTTCCACTTATCGTCGTCTTTGTTATGTTTCCATTTTAGTTTATCTCCAATGCGCTCGAACTCTCTCATGTCCATACCGCTTGGGTCAACCTCATGTTCGTAGTATCTAGACTTCCATACTAGTTCTGCCATTTGGAACCAGACTGCTATGGATTTGTCTCTAAAATCTGTA